TGTAGTTTACACATTGCAAAAAGAAAACACCCCACAGCGTTTGGATACTGTGGAGTGTACGCATAATGTTTTGCTTGGTGGAGGCGAGGAGAATTGAACTCGAAATAAAATCGCCAAAACATGCGTATTTTCGGCATTTTTTATTCTTCGTGTGCAGTTTTTGTGTGCAGTTTTGAGTGCAGAATGTCTGCAAAATAGTCATCAATCTTGTTATCAACGGCTTCCCTCTCGGCGCTGAATGTGTGCTGATAGACTGTTTTCAGTGTGTGATTGGTCGCCCATCCGCCACGCTCCATCGCATATTTATCTGGCACGCCCAATGCCAGCATTACAGATGCATTGATGTGGCGCAAATCGTGAAACGTCATTTTTATATCATGTTTTGCCATGATTCGCACAAATCGTTTGTAGATTGCCTGCCCCGTCAACGGGACGATAAAATCATCTGGATTTTTGTGGTCTATTTGTTGTATCAGCGATAGGATGTAATCCGGTACACGCAATGTCCGTGCGCTGGTATAGGTTTTCGTCTGGTCTTTTACCGTTTGCACACCGTCGACTGTGACCATTGACCGTTGTACAGTCAACGTGTCCCCGACAATATCCCTAAATTGTAATCCCCTGATTTCGGACATCCGCAAGGACAACCACATAGCTAGCAGGCACGGCAATTCTATTTTTGTGCCTAATATTGCATCCAATACCACACCCGGTTCTGGTAGGTTTTTTATGTGTGGCTGTTTTGCTGGTAGTGTCGCTTTCAGCGGGTAGTCTGGCATGTACATTTTCAATGTAGCGGATAGCAAATTATATGCGCTGTGGATGCTTTTTGCCGATAGCCTGCTTGCATCATCATTGATAGCCTGTTGTATTTTTAGGTTCGTTAGTTTGTCCAGCGGTACATCCATAATCCGTTGCAGCCGATTTCGGCGCATTTCACGGTATCCGGATATAGATGTAGGCGATAATACATTGCTTTTCGCTGCTATGTATCCGTCAATCGCATCCCCTACCGTTAGCCCTTTTTCTTTTCGTGCCCTGCCGTCACGTGTAAATTCATCGGCAGCTGCTAATGCCTCCCACTTGGTGGGGGCTGTAAATGATTTCCGGATTGCCTTCCCGTTGTCGTCCACGCCACAGTACACCTGCACACGCCAATTTCCGGATGGTAATTTTTTTGCATTTGCCATTTATAATCACCTGTTCCTTGACAAAAACGAGCAGGTATGATAAAATAAAAAAGAAGTATGGTCAATGTATTCCTACCTGCTTTGTTTGTTTCCATTTTTTTGCAAATCTCTCCGATTGCAGAAAACCAGTCCTTTTCATAGCCGTCCTGTAGTTAATCGCTACAGGGCGGTTTTTTATTATGTATGCGTTTTTTATATCCGCCACGTATGCCCGCAGTCCTGACAGACTGCCATTTTTATTGTTTTGGTCACGATACGCTGTTTTTTGGGTATAAAAATTTTTGCGAATAGTGCCGGAATAGTCAAAAAAAACCATTTCATCGGTACCCACCACCAACCAACGAACATCCACCACAAACAGCCGTGGTGTGCATCTTTTGATGTCACTTTGCTTGTCAGCTGTATGCTAATGTTATCGCTTTTGCATTTTGGACACGTCATGATATTTCCCCTTCTCAGTCCTCATTTTCGTAGTATGTGTACGTTCCATCGTAGTTCGGCAGAATCACACCGTATGATTCTTCAATTGCCATTTCATAATCCAGTTTGCAATATGTAGCCCCATCGATAGTAGCACCGGCAAAACAAATGCCTGTTCCATCGTCACATACAATTGTAACCCAATTGTAACCGCTGCCATCAACCCGTTCATTGCAAAATTCATCGTATTCTTCCATTGTAATAGATTCCAACTGTTCTTTTGTGATTTCCACGTAACCGTATTCGCCAATTTTCTTTTTTCCATCGCCCGTCATCACATCGTCAATTTTAAAATCCGCCTGCATTAGGATGTTGTCGCTGATAATTTCCGTTGTCGTCGTTTCCGTGGTAGTTTCTGTAGTTGTTGTTACAGCCGTGGTTTCTGTGGTAGTTGCTGTTTCGTTGCTTGCGCCGTTTTTTCTATTGCACGAACCAATAGCGCCCAGTACTACAATAATAGCAACGCAAATCAAAATAATTTTTGTTTTTTTCTGCATGATAAATCCCCTTTTCACTCGCTGTATTTTTCTTCCAACAAATCCATCATATCTGCAATTGCCCGGTGCTGCTCAGAGCGTGGCAATTTGTCAAGCATGGCTTCGATTTCGCAAAGGACACTGCCACCGCATCCGGTTGTGATTTGCCGTATTGTAACGTCTCCGCTACTTCTCACTGTCTGCACATTATTGTCGACGCTGATGCAATTGTCATTTTCATTTACATTTACATCAGGATTATCTGTACGCCCTAATAGATAATCGATGGAACAATCTAGGTAGTCGGCGATTCGTTCTGCGACTGTAATTGATGGTGTAAAATCCCTTTTTTCCAAATCGTATATTAAACTTTTTCTGATATCACACGCTGAAAGCATTTTAGAAATAGATGTCCCACGATTTTTGCATAGTTCTTTTATTGTCCCAGCAAGTTGTGCATTATCCACAGTAAACGCCCCCTTTTATTGTGCAGTTCTACAAACTTGCGTAAATTTCCGCAAATTTTATTGACTTACGTGTATTTACGTGATATAATAACTGTTGAGGGTCAGCCCGGCTGACTAATTAAATTATATCATTTTTTTAGATGATTGTCAACGGGAACGAGGTGAATAAATGATTTCACGTAGTACAAATTTTGGTGAAAACGTTGTAGCACGGCGACAGCAATTAGGAATCACACAGAAAAATCTGGCGGAAATGATTGGCATATCAAAACAGTCGTTGAGCACAATCGAACATGACATAAAAAAACCGAATATCAAGACGGCAACAATGATTGCTATCGCATTGGATACCAGTATTGATTATTTAGCAAATACTGACGGCGTACGGGCACTGTTGCAAGAACAGGCGAAAAAAGAAAAGGAATTGGAAAAGGAGCAAAGGAAATGAAAATGAGCGAACAAAAGCTGAAGGAAATTTTGAAACTGCATAAAATGTGGTTGGACGGCGACCCGGATGGTGTATGCGCCGACCTGAGCGATGAAGATTTGACATCTGCTAATTTATCAAATTCGGATTTGCGCAACGCTACATTATGTAGGGCAAATTTGACAAATGCGTTTCTGAGTTACGCCAATCTTAGTGACGCTGATCTAAGATACGCAAATTTGAGCAATGTAATATGCAACTATGCAAATTTAGCAGATGCTGTATTTCTCGGAGCAAATATTATTGATTCCACTTTCAACGGTTCGAATTTTATTAGATGCAATCTGTGCTGCACCAACCTGCATGATACATATTTCCGCAATGCAAATTTTGAAAATGCAAATTTGATGGGTGCAAACATGCATGGCGCAATCATGGCGGGGGCGAATTTGAACAATGTGATAGTCAATCAGGAAACCCTATTTTATAATTTATCGTGTCCAGAAAAAGGCAGTTTTGTTGCGTATAAATCGGCAAAAGACTATGATGGTATGTGCAAACATGTAATTGTGGAGCTGTTGGTGCCAGAAGATGCAAAGCGGTCATCGGCAACTACACGGAAATGCAGATGCGACAAAGCACAAGTTTTATCCATCACGTCGCTGGATGGAAAGCAGCACTATGATACAGCGAGGAGCATCCGTGATAGCAGTCTTTTATACAATGTCGGCGAAACCGTGACGGTAGACAATTTTGATGACGACCGTTGGAATGAATGTGCACCTGGCATCCACTTTTTTCTCACACGTGACGAGGCTGTAAATTATACGTAAAATGGAGTGATTAAAAATGGAAAAATTAGAACTTGGAGATTTAGGATTGTCTGAACGTGCACTGATATGTGTCAGACGGTTCGGGATTACGAACGTTGACGAACTTGTCAACCAGATGGACACGTTCGCACATCATGCGCCACGAATTTCGGTGGAAGTGAAAGCTGCACTGGAAACCGTGCAAGCAAAACAGGAGGATACAAATCATGAATGATACACAGATTTTTACAAATGATTTATTCGGAAAAATCAGAGTACTGGAAACGGGTGACGGGAAGATTTTATTTTGTGGGAAAGACGTGGCAATAGCGTTGGGCTACAAAGTCCCCAAAGATGCAATTTCTGCACATTGCAAGGGGGCGGTAAAATACCGCCTCCCCACAAACGGCGGATTACAAGAAATGGTGTGCATCCCCGAGGGCGATCTCTACCGCCTAATTACACACAGCAAACTGCCAGAAGCGGAAAAATTTGAATCGTGGATATTTGATGATGTGCTGCCGGCAATCCGGAAAACTGGTAGCTATGCCGTACAACAGAAACAGGACAGCTACACAATAACCGACCCCATCAAACGGGCGGAACGATGGATTGAGGAACAGAAAGAAAAACAGGCGTTGGAAGATACCGTCGCCGTGCAGGCACAACAGATTGCCGAATTACAACCGAAAGCAAATTACTGCGATGTGGTTTTGCGATGCAACGGTACAGTGCCGATATCCGTGATTGCGAAAGATTACGGGAAATCGGCAGTTTGGCTGAATCGTTACCTGCACGAAGCGAACGTGCAGTACAAACAGAACGGGACGTGGTTGCTGTATCAAAAATACGCTGCATGTGGGTACACCAAAACGTCGACCATAACGGATTTAAACGGCGAATATCATGTACACACAAAATGGACACAAAAGGGACGGCTTTTCATCTATGATTTGCTGAAAAATAATGGAGTTCTGCCACTGATTGAATTAGATGCGTAATAATCGCACGCTGACCTAACGGCAACACGGGGCGGTGTGGCAGCACCGTGGCATATGGGACTACCTCTTATCCCCTCTTTGTCTTTATATACTCGCCCGTCGGGAGCGCATCCCGACCCACTACCCTAAATGGGCAAAAATAGGATGAAAGGATTGATGAAAATGAAAAATCAGCGAGAAAGAGAGTGCGACACATCATGAAAATCCGAATCGAAAACGGCTACAAATACGCAACGTGCGAACAGTGTGGAACGGAATACAATGTATCAATACAGTTTAGTGGCTGGTACATTTGCCCGTGCTGTTCGGCTAAAAACTGGAAAAACAGAAAGGACGGAAAGCAATATGGGGCGACCAAAGAACAAACCGCATAATCCGGAAATTTCCCCATCCCGGCTGGTATGGGCGAACATCCGGCGGATACAATATCTGCAAAATATTTCCAACGAGACATTAGCAGAGGTTTTGGAGTGTGTCCCCCGAACGTTGTCGCACTGGGACAAATGCCCCGACAAAATGGATTTGAAAAAAATTGATTTATTTTGTTCAGCGACCGGGGCGGATGCAGCCGACCTGTTCGGCGGATGAAAAAAGAGGTGGTACGATTTGGATTACATCATATTTTTTTGTATTATAGCAGCGTTGGGCACGGCATGGTACAAACACAATAAATATTTGGATGCGAAACAGGCGCAACTGGAAACCATGGACGAAACGGACACATCCTTCGACTATATGGCAGCCAAAGAACAAACGGAACGGCAGCAAAAACTGCTCGACCGCTATGAAAAAATCAACCAGCTTATGGACGATATCATAGTGGCAACTGACACCGGCGAGGAAATACCAATCACCATATCATGGTACAGCCATAGTGGCGAATCAAGACAGGTTGCGCTATCCGTTGAACCGGAAAGTCTGGCGGATTTTGCCAGAGAAATGCAACGTGATTGCAGTGTGGCATGCAACGCTGCCCTATCCACGAAACGTGCCTAAAATGCGCAAAATGGGTATCAAATCAGGCAACAAAACAGGGCATCAAATCAGGGGAGGGGAGCGCCGATGCCGGAAGAAATGAAATACTGCGTGGTATGCGGTGAACTAATCAGCGATTTGTACCACAATAGCTACCACAGCCATATAGCCCTAAAGTATTGCCCGGCGTGCCGGGAAAAGCGACGGCATGAACAGGTACAGGAAGCCAAAAAGCGAAACCGCAAGAAACGCCGGATACAACGGCAGACAACGCAATGGGTAACAGATAGCGTGATTGATTCAGAGCTGGAAATTTTAGGCGAAAAGCAAAAAGAGCTACAACAGCAACAAGAACAAATCCGGCTATTGAAAGAAGAAAATAAGCTGCTACGTGAGAGCAACGCACAGCTGAGGGCACAAAAAAAGACCGTTGCCAATCCAAAATAGACTGACAACGACCGTCGTTTGATGATGATAATGCTATTATATCACAAGAGTGGAGGAAAAGTCAATATGTTTTTGCAGGACGATTTTTACAACAACCCAAGCGCCGTAATGGACGACAATCGGGCAATTGTCAAGGCTATCATGCAGGAGGCATTCGCCGATATGGCAGCCGGTAACGATGCCCTACCGGACGACCGGTACGAGTTGATGTTGAGAATATTTGCCAGAACGTTGGCAGCCAAAGAGCAAGCACTGAGAGCGTTTGAGGCTAACGCTGCAATGAGAGGGTGTGACACGATTTGCAAATGACCGTGAACGATTGCAATAATTGTGACACCTGCATCGGATGCGGTTTGAAACACGCCAAACGTTTTTACTGTGACGGATGCGGGATGGAAATGTATGGCAGTGAAAAAGTATACCATGTTCCGGGCTACGACGACAGATGGCTGTGTGTCGACTGCAAAGACGAATTGATTGAACAGATTGTCACAGTTTGTTTTGTCGACGACATTTTAGGGGGGGGTGCGACGATGCCATTTGATAATGGGATTGCCAGATATATCACGGCAGAAACAATAATCAAAATAAAATTCCCCGTCGACCACAAGGGGCGTGCATACACAGTTTGTAAATATTGTGATATGTACAGTATATATGCGAACCAATGTAGAATCACACAGGAGCACATCGTAAACCCCGACAAATACGTCGGGTGCGAGTGTCCCCTATCAGAGGTCGACGAAACGGAAACGGAAAGCGAGGTGGACGTAAGTGGAGAACTTGACATTGTATAATCTGGTTCGTGGCGTGCCTGATGCTGCCAAACGGGAAATTTCCGCCGGTAGATTGCGAGGTAAGACGGACATCAACCCTATGTGGCGCATCAAGATATTGACGGAACAGTTCGGGGCTTGCGGATTTGGATGGCGATATGAAATAATAAGCGAACAAATCGTGGATGGAGCAGCCGGCGAAAAAGTGGCATTTGTGCGCATCAATTTGTATATCAAAATGGATGGCGAATGGAGTGCAGCGATTCCCGGCACGGGCGGTAGTTCGTTTATTGCAAAGGAAAAAAATGGATTGTACACGTCCGATGAATGCTACAAAATGGCGTTGACCGATGCAATATCCGTTGCCTGCAAGGCGTTGGGAATTGGTGCGGATGTATACTGGGGTGCCGATGCTACAAAATACAGTGGGAATACATCGCAACAGGCAATCATTTGCAAAAAATGCAAAAAAACCATTAAACCAACAAAAAACAAAGCTGGCATCCAGTTCACGCCGGAACAAATCGCCAAAAGTACAGGTGGGCTTTGCTTGCAATGCCATGCAGCCCTGAAAGCAGGGGCGACAGCATGACGGAAAAAGAGCGATTTTGCAAAAAAGTGACAGTATTGATTGATACACGGGAAAAGAAAAACCAGCATATTTTGCAGGAATTGCAGCGGATGGGCGTGCAAACAGAACAACGGAAACTGGATTTTTGTGATTATTCCTTTGTTGCGGATGGCAGGGATTTTTCCCTGTCGTGCGTAATCGAGCGGAAAGCAAATGTGGACGAATTGTGGGGCAACCTGACAAGAGAACGTGCCAGATTCGAAAAGGAGCTGGAAACCGCATCAAAACAAGCAGCACATGTTGCGATTTTGTTAGAGGGCGTGAACAGTGAACAAGAACTGAGGGCGTACCAAATACCAGAACGGCAGATGGAGCTGCAAGGGCGCAAAGTAGCAGAAATTGGTGAATTTGTACACTGCAATTTACAGGCGTTTGCATCCGGGAATCGGTACGGAATCCACATCCACTACACGAAAAAAGAAAACAGTGCCAAAAAGATTCTGGAAATTTTTTATTATTTTTGGCGGGCGTACAAGAATAATGTGCGTCTGATACGATGAAAGGAAATGATTTATCATGCTGAATAAAATAATTTTGATGGGGCGTTTGTGCGCAGACCCGGATTTCAAGCAGACACAAAGTGGCATTTGCGTATGCCGATTCCGAATTGCAGTCGACAGACGGTATTCTTCCGCCGATGGGGGCAAACAGACTGATTTTATATCAATCGTTTGCTGGAGAAAAACGGCAGAATTTGTAAGCCGTTATTTTCATAAGGGTTCAATGGCAATTGTGGAAGGCAGCTTGCAAAATGCAGATTATACCGATAATAATGGCACGAAGCACTATGCGATGGAAGTGAATGCGGACAACGTGCAGTTTGGAGAAAGCCGGGCTGCAAGCCAAAACAGCAACGCATACGCTACACCGGGCACGCCACAGGCTGCAAATAACTATGATGTTGCCCCTGATATTGGTGACTTGAGCGATTTTGAAGAAATTTTGACAGATGGCAATGTGCTATTTTAATCCAAAAGACAAAGAAAGGGGGCGTTGGTATGGCAGAACGTCGAATGTTTTCCAAATCGATTATTGATAGCGATTTATTTTTAGATATGCCAGCTACCACGCAAATGCTATATTTCCATCTGGCAATGAATGCAGACGATGACGGACTGAGTAACAAAGCAAAACGTATTATGCGGATGATTGGCGCATCGGATGACGATATGCGGATTCTAATTGTTAAGCAATTTGTAATATTGTTCGAAAGTGGCGTTATTGCAATCACGCATTGGCACGTACACAACTCAATCCGGCAGGATAGATGTAAATCGTCGATGTTGCCAGAAAAAAACATGCTATATCTGGACGAAAACATGATTTACCATGTAAATGATGGCTGCCAACCAGTTGACAACCAAATGACAACCAATTGTCAACCAACTGCCAACCAGTTGACAACCAACCGTCAACCATCTGACAACCATCTGACAACCAGTTGCCAACCATCTGACAACCAAATGACAACCAACTGTCAACCAAATGCCGACAAATGGTTGCCCCAGGATAGGATAGGTAAGGATAGGATAGGTAAGGATAGGATAGATAATAGTTCTGCTACCGCAGAATCGGCAGAAGCAGTCCCTTTTCAGCAGATTATTAATTTGTATCATGAAATTTGTACATCTTATCCGAGGGTGCAAGCCCTATCCGATAAGCGCAAAAAGGCAATCAAAGCACGATTTCGGGTGTATGGGCTGGATGGATTGCAAAAGGTTTTCGAAAAATCAGAAGAAAGTCAGTTTCTGAAAGGCTGCAACAATCGCAACTGGTCAGCAAATTTCGACTGGATTCTGAAAGAGGACAATTTTATAAAAATCATGGAGGGCAAATACGATGGAAGCAGAGAGCATGGGCACAATTATGGATACGATAATCAATGCCAATACACCAGCGTTAGCTGTGGAAGCGTTTCGGAGAGCGCAACAGATGGCGAGGGATTCATCTAATCTACGCAACTACGAACAGATGCGTGTGGGCTGGATGAATGCGGAATCCGGGAATCTGCATGAATTAGACGGAATCACATGCAACATTTGTAAAAATAAGGGGCGTATCTACTACATAGATGATGATGGCTATGAAGTGTGCAAGGAATGCGAATGCATGGAAAAACGTAAGACAAAGCGCCGGATGATGGAAAGCGGATTAGGGCATCTACTGGAACGCTGCACATTTGATACGTACCGGACGGATGCACCATGGCAAAAAATCGTGAAAGAACTTGCGGGCAAATACATATTACGCCCTGATAGCTGGTTGTTTGTATCCGGACAGTCTGGCAGCGGGAAAACGCACATCTGCACGGCTATTTGCAATGTACTGTTGGGGCGTGGGTCGCATGTCACATACAGGATTTGGGGCGATTTATTCCGGGAACTGGATGCAAACGCCTACAACTACGACACCCGGCAACGGATTTTAGCTGATATCCGGGGGGCGGATGTGCTGTACATCGACGATTTTCTGAAAAATTACAAATCGTATCCCAAAATGGTAGCAATCGCATTTGATGTGATAAACGAACGATACAACGCACGGAAACCATTGATTTTATCAACGGAATATCCATTGGCAGCCATCGAGGGGCTGGACATGGCATTAGCCGGACGGATTGATGAAATGTCACAGGGCAACAAAATTCAAATTCGAGAAGCGATGGAACGAAATCTGAGAAAAAACAAGTAAGGAGAGCAAAAATGGCAAACGAATTGAGCTACGAACAGAGACTGCACATTGCAGAAATGGTGTATTTGGAACGAATGGATTTGGAAACGGTGGCAGCTGCGCAAGATTGTAGCGTGTCGGCAGTATCCAAGGCGAAAAAAGATTTCCGGGGCGCATTTTGTGAAGCAATCCTGCAAAACTGGGAAAAAGAAAACGATGATTTCCGGGCATTGCTACTAAACGGCTACCACCCGAACGAAACCCTTAAAGAAATGGCAGAACGGACTGGCATTTCAAAATATGTGCTGCGCCGACGGCTGGAACACTACGAAAAAACAGGATTCTACACGGCAAAACCAACATTTACATTGGATGAACTGGAAATGCCGACGTATGAAGAACTGGAACGCCTGATTGCATGGGACAGGGCACACGCTGCACAGGAACTAAAAAAACAACAAGAAATGCTGCCACATGGAACCGTATTGCATGACGTGCCAAAAAGAAAAACCGGGTACGCAATACATGATGACTATACTGGCAAATGGATTGCAACGTCAATGGGCGGAATCATGGTGTTCCCCGACACAAAACGGGCACTGCATTTTATCAAAGAACGTAATCTGAATGATGATATGTTTTCGATTATTTGCCGTGATATCGTTGGAATTGGAAATTTTGACGACGAGGTAGAAATATGAAACGGAAAGACCTGAAAACAGAAAAGCTGTATACAGAACGGGAAGCCGTTGCAGCATCAAAAATGGCAATTTATCAGGGCATTGCAATGTGCCTGACTACACTGGAATGGCACTACGGATGGAGAGCCAAACGGCTGCACGAATTTTATGATAATGTCCGGGCAATTGCTGAGATGCCACCGATTTTTGGGAAATCACCGGATGCACTGGAATCCATGGAACACATCAAAAAAACGTATGGGATTGACCTGACTGAAATACAGCTGCAGATGAAAAACGATGAAAAGTGAGGACTAACGAAATGGTATCATCAAAAACGGAATTGGCGTTGCAACGTGCGACGGAATGTGAACTGGAAAATTGCACGGCACGATATGGTGAACGATACAGTACACTACACGAAGCAGAAAGCGTGCTACGGGAAGAATTAGAAGAAACACAGGAAGCGCTTGACAAGGCGATGGAGCTTTTTTCAGAGATGCATTCTCAGATGCGTCTAAACGCCTTTTTGAGCGACGTTTTGAAAACGGTACAAGAACTACGGAAAAACATTTTCCACGCCACAGAAGAGAGCGTACAAGCTGCTGCGGTGTGTGACAAGCTGCTGAGAGGTACGAAATCATGATACGATGTGAAACATGTGGGCAAATGAAACCAGACGAAGAATTTCCGCCAAGAAAAAATTATACATATCATTCCTGCCACGAATGCCGGAGCAAGCATGCCATTGAGTGCTATCACCGCAAAAGAGAAGAGCACCGGCAAAAGATGCGAGAATACAAAAAAGCACATGGGGCGAAGTACAGAGAGGGCTACAAAGCAGCCGGGGAAAAGTACGAACGCAAAGAATCAGCCACTACCGACATGGCATATGTAAAACTGGCTGCAACGATTATCAGCATCCAGACACGGGCATTTGAAACGGCGTGCCGTAGCTACGACGGCAAAGAACGCACATGGTATAAAATCCGGAATCTGGAAAAAGAGTTGTGCACGAAGTACTATGAAATTATGTCGATGGGGGCGATTGATTTCACGGAATACTGCCGAAACATCAAAAAGAAATACAAGGTGGAAAAGCCCCGAACATTGCAATAATACACCGGATATGATATAATATGATTAATAGATAATATCAATCCCCTATCCTGTGTGAGGTGTAGTGTAGCCGTGGTCGATGAGCAAAAACTGGAAGAAATTGTAAATTGCACAATCGCAAAGTTGAAACTATCTGGTGCACTCAAAAATGATAGCAACAGCTTGTACGATAAAACAGAACATGCGCTGAAAAATTACAACATCCTGAAATCAGCGCATAGCCGTGACGGCGTTTCAGAAAAATTTGTAGAAATCATCGAAAAGGCACTGCACACAATCGAATCGGACATGTATTATGATATCATCCCTATGATGTATTTTGAAAATCAATCACGGGAATCTGTAGCAGATTATTTTAATACATCCGTCTCTACAATTAGCCGAAATAAAAAACGGCTGGTAAAAATGCTTAGCTGCTTGCTATTTGCAGACGATGCTGTATACAAATTTTTCTTGTAGTCCTATCAATTTCATTTTTTAAAAAAGCGAATGGTTTTTTAACTGTTCGCTCTTTTTTTATGTACACGTGCAACATTCGTGCAACATTCGTGCTACTGTTGCGCCACTGTCGCACTCTTGCGTGCACTGGCATGTGTGATAAAATAAAATTAGAAAAAACAGCGAGGGCGGTGTGGAAGCATGATTGGTGATTTTTACAGGTCAAAGCCATGGATTGATTTGATGACTGCAATCCGGCTGGAACGGACGAACGCAGAGGGCTATATTATTTGCGAACATTGCGGGAAACCAATCGTCAAACGATATGATTGCATCGGACACCATGTCATCGAATTAACAGAACAAAATATCAATGATGCGATGATTGCATTGAATCCTGATAATATCCAATTGGTGCACCACAAATGCCACAACAAAATACATGATAAATTAGGCTTCTATCAGAAACGGGTCTATTTGGTATATGGCAGTCCCCTGTCGGGAAAAACCAGCTACGTGCAGGAAAACATGCAGGACGGGGATTTAATTATCGACGTTGACAACATCTGGCAGTGTATCAGCGGATGTGACCGATACACAAAGCCGAATCGGTTGAAGGGTTGCGTGTTTGCTATTAGGGATAGCCTACTTGACATGGTTCGTGTCCGGCGTGGAAACTGGTTGACCGCTTGGGTGGTTGGCGGATATCCGAATAGCAGCGAACGGGAACGGTTATATAAATCACTGGATGCACGTCCGATATTTGTGGATACAGATAAAAATACTTGTATGCAACGACTTAGGGTGTGTCAGGATGGGCGTGATTTTCAACAATGGAATGGATATATCGACGGGTGGTTTGAAAATTTTTCCGCCGATATCCCCCCCACCTAAAAATTTTTTTGATGGGCGGTGGAACTGTTGGAAGCCCCTTAATTTTCACAGAAACGAGAAAAACGAGATTTCAATATTCAAATTCGCAGAGAGGGGGAAAGAAAAACGGAACGGAAAGAAGAACTATACAAACTAACAAAAGATGCAAACAGTATGTGGTTGCCAGAGCTGCTGGACAAGATGGTTTTTTTGGAAAACCGTATGAACCAGATAGAACAGTATCCGTTCATTTATGTCGACCCCGAAAACCCATATCAACAGAAATCGACCCCGGCTGCAAAACTGTATAAAGAGTTGCTGCAACAGTACACGAACGTAGTAAAAATTGTAGTGAAGGCTGCCGGGACAGAAGATGAAGCGGTGGAAAGTCAGTTGCAAAGATGGTGCAAGCGACGAAATGAAGCCGATGAAACGGGCGGTTGATGCCATGTTGATACAAGAAAAAAAGATTTGGACACCGGACAACAGTTTTTTGCTGGAGTACGCTGCCAGAATCGAACAGGGCGAAATCATAGTAGGGCGTGAATTGTGGCAGGAATTGCAGAACCTACGTGCGGATTTCCGAAACGATTTATACGTGTATAATACGGATAGTGCACGGCTACGTATGGATTTTATGGAAAATTGTGTAAGACTGACAAAATCGCCGTTCTACAATAAACCGATGGTTTTGATGTTGTGGCAAAAAGCGTTCATTGAAGCAATCTACAGTTTCAAGATGGCTGAAACCGGATTCGATAGATTCAAAAAAGTCATTTTGTTGATTGCAAGAAAAAACACAAAGTCGGAAACGTGTTCGGCGTTGGGACTGGCAGAATTTATCACAGGAAATCCCGGTGCGGATATTGTTTGCGCATCCAACGACGATACACAATCCAGTATTACATATGATGCAATTGATACAATGAGACGATTAATAGACCCCTATGACACGGACACCAAAAGAAATCAGCGTTTTATTTTGAACAAAGTAACTAATACAAAGATTTTCAAGCTATCTGACCGTACCCGAAACAAAGAGGGGCGCAACATTGATTTTGCTATCGTCGACGAAACGCACGAAATGAAAGAAAACATCATCGGCAAAGCAATTGAGCAATCGCAAAGCCTGAAAGACAATCCCAAATTTATCAATATCACGACAGAGGGATTTGTAACGGACGGCTATCTGGACGATGAATTACGGAAAGCACGAGCAGTCATTGCCGGTGAAGATGATGGTATAGCCGGGCAACGTTTGCTGCCATGGCTGTATACACAAGACTCCGAAAATGAAGTGTGGCAGGACAGAAGAACGTGGGTAAAATCAAACCCGACACTTGGGATTGTAAAAAAGTGGGACTATTTAGACGAGCAAGTTGATTTAGCAAGAAAATCAAAAGCAGACCGTATTTTTGTATTATCGAAGGATTTTAACATCAAACAAAATGCCGTGGAAACATGGCTAAATCTGGAAGACTATAACTACAAAGCTGTGTATGATTTGGAATCCATGCGTGGGGCGTATTGTTTGGGAGCAGTCGACCTATCAGAGACGACCGACCTTACATGCGCAAAAATTTTGATGATGAAACCGGACAACCCCATCAAATATATCTACACAATGTATTTTATCCCAGTATCAAAACTGGAAAATGCAGACGACTGGAACGCCGGCGCAAGATATAAAGAATGGGCAAAAAAAGGATTATTGACAATCACAGAAGGCAACGACATTGATTTAGCCGTTGTCGCCGATTGGTTTTATTCATTATATCAGAAATACAACATCCGGCTATACAAATGTGGATACGACCAGCGGTTTTCCCGTGATTGGATAAATCAAATGGGTGCATACGGCTGGACAAAAGAAAACGACGATTTGATTTTAATTTTGCAAAATGCACCAACGCTATCAAATGCGCTGAAATTATGTGAGGCTGACCTAAAACACCGACTAATCAATTACGGCGACAACGATATGGATAAATGGTGCTTCCAAAATTCTGGAATCAAAGTCGACGACCATTCACAGTGTTTGTGCGTAAAAATAGAGCCGGCAAAACGTATTGATGGGACAGTCACATTGATTATTTTATACGAAATGTACCGCCGATACCGGACGGAATATAAAATGCTGGTAGAAAAAAACAGGAAGGGGTGATAATTTGGGATGGCTTGACAAGCTACGGCGAAAGCCGAAAGTAAAAACGAAATATGCTGATATGCTAAATGGATATACGCCAATCTATACGCAATTCGGGCAAAACATATACGCATCCGACGTTGTGCAGCAGGCAATCAACTGTATCGTATCAGAATGTAAAAAACTGATACCAACGCACGTGAAGACAAAAGGGCGTGACGTCACGCCGGTTGCAAGCACGATTCAAACGATTTTAGACAATCCGAACGAAATCATGACAACAACGGAATTGTTAGAAAAAGTGATTTGGCAGTTGTATTTCAACTACAATGCATTTCTGATACCGACGTATTATAAGAACGGCGACCAAAAAATATATACCGGATTGTACCCTATCGCACCGACAAACGTAGAATTTCTGGAAGATGGCAGCAAACAGCTATACGTCCGATTTACATTTTCCAATGGCTACGTTTCCACGCTGTTGTACAGCGACGTTATTCACATTCGCAAAAATTTTTCCGTGAATGAATACATGGGCGGAAATGAATGTGGGCAACCGGATAATGATGCATTGCTGAAAACGCTGGAATTAAATAATCAGTTGCTGCACAATTTGTCCGTTGCAATGGTATCCAGTTGTGCTGTGAATGGCATCGTGCAATTTAATACTATGATGGACGACGGCAAAACGGAAGCAGCCCTGCAAGCGTTGGAGCAAAAGCTGAAAAATTCCGAAAGTGGATTTTTACCACTGGATGCAAGGGCGACATTTACGCCGATAACACGGGAAATCCAGATGGTGGACGAAGCAACGCTGGAATTTTTAGACGAAAAGATTTTAAGACATTTTGGCGTGCCATTGTGCATACTGACTGGTGATTATACAAAAGAACAGTACGAGGCATTTTTTCAGAAAACTATTGAGCCAATCGTTTTGGCATTATCACAGGCATTTACAAAATCATTATTCACGCCACGTGAACGCTCTTATGGGAACGAAATCAAATTTTACACGAAGGATTTAGTATTCATGAGCACCGACCAGACACTTGAGATGATACGCTTGCTGGGTGACAGTGGTTCGTTATACGAAAATGAAAAGCGAATTGCGTTTGGCTTGCAGCCGTTGCCAGAATTGACCGGTGTACGGATGATGTCATTAAATTATGTAAATGTCGAATATGCCAAAGAATACCAAACTCAAACAGAAACAGGAGGCGAACAATCATGAAAGAAATGAATTATGCATCTGCATGGGATTTAATTGGACTGGAGGCGGAAAAAGAATCATTTCCGATTGACGACGTTGATGAAGGTTCGACGTTTCTGGCAGTCGATACGAAAACAGTATATATTCTGTACCGGGGCAAATGGTACGAGCTGTAAAGGATGATTTTGAATGGACGTGAGATTATATGCGCTGCTAAAAAATAGTGGCGGTTCCGGTGGCGGTGGCAGCGGAAAAGACGGAAAAGACGGAAAAGATGGTCTGTCTGCATATGAAATTGCTATTAAGGATGGATTTACAGGCACGGAAACTGAATGGCTGGAATCATTGAAAGGTGAAAAAGGCGATACCGGTGCATCCGGGGAAAATGGCACAAACGGGGCAAACGGAAAAGATGGTACCGACGGCGTGTCCCCTACCCTAACCATTACGCAAACGGATGATGGTGCAACAATTACAGCGATTGATATAAACGGGACAACAACGGCGGAAATCAAAAACGGGAAAGACGGGACAAATGGTGGCGGTGGCGACGGCATCGAATGGGACGACTACACACCCGGCTGGGATGGTGAAGCGACGGCAAAATATTGTACGGCTACAATCGCAACCGTTAAGGGGAAACAAACGTGGCAGATTCTGCCATCTATCAGTTCCACAGATAAGAATGCCATACAAATGGCAACAGATGGATTATACGCCCGTAGCTATACCGATGAAATCGAAGAATTGCAGGCAACTATTGGCGATATCCAGACTATACTTGCAAGCGTTGTGGAGGTGGCATAAACAGTGGCAACAATAGCGGATTATTTGTCAGAATTGAATACACAAAAAAACCAGCTGGCAGCCAATCTAAAAAAAATGGGCGTTACAGCGAATAGCAATGAAAAACTAAACACGCTTGTACCGAAAATTTTAGACATACCGCAAGATGGTAGCGGTGGATTGGAAAAAGACGGCGTTGCGATTTTTTCCCGAAGCGTTGACAAGATTGATAACAGTGCATTTTATTGTGCCTACTGTCTGACCGAGGTATACATCCCAGATAATATTACCAGTATCGGCAACTATGCATTCCAATATTGTGATACCATTACCGATATCTATATACCGGCTTCTGTCACATCCATCGGTGAGGGTGTATTTCAATATTGCACGGCATTGGAAAACGTCACCATCGGCGAGGGATTTACAGCAAATCTGGCAATCAGCGCATCAACGCTGTATACAGCTGATACGTTGAACGCTATTATCGCAAATCTGGCAAAAATAACGGATGGTACAACGCATACATTGACGATTGGTAGCAAAAATCTGGAAAAATTGACGGACGAAGAAAAAGCCGTGGCAACCGACAAGGGTTGGACATTGGCATAAAAAGGATGTGGCAAAGTGCAGAAATTAACAGCATCTGATGGTTGTTGGCTGACAAACGGCGAAATCTACGGGACTGTGATTTATCTGCCAGATAGTGCTGATATTAGCATCTGGGCAGAAGTCACGGACGAAGAAAAACAGACTGCAATGGCAGAAAAAGAAGCAGCTGAGAAAGCAGCGTTTGCAGCTGCAATGGCTAAACGATTTGGAGGTGGTACGAAATGAAACTGGATGGATACCAAAAACGTAATTTTACGTTCGACATTCGGGCGGATACCGATGACGATACAGGGGGCGCATATATCACAGGTCGACCAATCGTTTTTGAATCGAAAACAGATTTAGGATACTGCGACGAAGTCATCAAGCGTGGCGCACTGGATAATGCTGATTTATCCGATGTCCGGTTGCTGGTAAATCATGACACAAATATGATACCGTTGGCACGCTGCCGGAAAGGCGACAAAGCATCCACTATGCAAATTACCAAAGACAAGGACGGATTAAGCATTCGTGTGGATTTGGACACGGAAAATAATGACGATGCAAAAAAACTGTATTCTGCCATAAAACGTGGAGACATTACAGGAATGTCGTTTATGTTTTCCATCATCGACGACGAATGGGAAAATCTGGATACTGACCACCCGACACGGTATATTAAGGCGATTGGATGTGTACCGGAAGTATCGGCGGTGACGTTCCCGGCGTATGAGGCGACGGAAATTTCCGCCCGTTCGAAATCCGATGCGACAATAGCTGCTGACAAGTGCCGGGCAGAGCTCGAAAAATTAAAAATCAAATATCTATATCCGGAGGTATAAAATGAAGAAAGAATTTTTAAAGAAGCTGATTAAGAAGTACGAGAAGCAGGAAAAGGAGCTGCGAAAGAAGATTGCAGATTCCGAATCCGCAAACGAAGTGCGTGAGCTGGGAAAGACCCTCGACAGCGTGCTGGAAGAGCTGGAAGAAGCAAAGACTGCGCTGGCAGAAGCAGAAAAGGAACAGGACAACAGCGACGATTCTGCAAACGGCGATGACGGCGACACCGATAGCAACGCCGGTACCGAAAGTGCAAGCCGTTCTGGATTTAATCCATCTTTTGCCCGTGGGGCAAATTTTAAGATGAATCAGTCCCCGGAAAAGAGAACCGGAAATGCGCTGGATAGTATGGAATACCGAAAGGCGTTCGCAAAATATGTGCAGACTGGAGAATGGGACTACCAGAAGCGTGACGACGAAATTCTCACGACATCCGACGTTGGAAAGATTATCCCGAATACCATTATGACGGAATTCATTCGAGAGCTGAAGGTATACGGCGTTCTGTACGACCGTGTCCGCAAGCTGAACATCAAGGGCGGTGTAGAATTTCCAATCGAAGAATTGGTACCGACTGTTAGCTGGATTTCCGAAACAACAGTTTCCGATACACAGCGTGCACCGGAATTGAAGACAAGTGTATCGTTCAATTATTATATCGTAGAAGCCCGGATTGCACAGTCCCTGCTGTCTCAGGTTGTGGCATTGGATGTGCTGGAAACTGAAATCGCAAGATTGCTGGCGGAAGCATTCGTCAAGGAATTTGATAGAATCATTTTGTCCGGTACCGGTAGCGGTCAGCCGTTGGGAATTCTGAATGATGCGAGAGTCAAGGCAGCAAACAAGTTGACATTTACATCCGCTGAAATGGCAGACTGGACAAAGTGGCGCACAAAGTTTTTCGCCAAGATTCCGCTGGCATACCGTGGCGAGGGCGTTCTCGTGATGACCGCTGCGACGTGGGAAAGTTACATCATGACGTTGAAAGATGCGAATGACAGACCGCTGTACAGCGAAACATACGACCCGACAAACGGCAATCAGATTTGCAGATTTGCAGGGCGTGAAGTAATTCTGGTAGAACCAGATATCATCAAGGACTACGACACCGCTGCAACTGGTGAGGCATGGGCGATCTATTTTAAGCCGGACAACTACGCAATCAATAGCAATTTGCAGTTAGGATTTAAGCGCTGGTTCGACGATGACAAGAATAGATGGGTGAACAAGGGATTGTGCATCATGGATGGCAAACTGTTGGATACCAACGGCGTATTCATTTTCAACAAATCCGATAAGTAAAAAACGAAAGGATGACACACCATGACCGATTCAGAGCGACTGGCAAAGGTGAAACAAGGATTGAACATTACCGGAACGTATCAGGACGACACCCTACAGCTGTACATTGACGATGTAATAGCATTTTTATTGGATGCCGGTGTGCCCGAATCACGTGCCATGGGCGATGAATCGGTCGGTGTGATTACCCGTGGCGTTTCGGATTTGTGGAATTATGGGATGGGTTCGGCTGAATTTTCTGAATATTTTATCCAACGTGCAGTGCAATTGATTTATTGATGCACGGAAAAAGTGAGGGAAAGCGATGGCAAACTATCGCCCAAATTATCCATTTTGTGTTCCCCTATTTTTGTATGTCCCATCCGTCACCATCGTAAAGGGCGTGGCAAAAAAACAGTACCCAGAACAGGGCATATTATTTTACTGTTCGTTTCGCACATTCGGCGGTACGGAAAAACAAAAAAATGATGTAATCGCAATCGAGGACACGGCAACAATTGAAACATGGTGTAGACCGGAATTTGCAGCGGATTGCATCGTGAAAAATGTGGACGGCAAATCCTATGAAATATTAGGCACGCCGGAAAACATAAACATGCGGAATCAGATTGTACGATTTAAAATCCGTGCGATTGATGGGGGCGCATAATGTGGCAAAAACAAAAAATAAAATAGGGTTACAGTTCGATGGCTGGAAAGAGTTGTTGGAGCATATCGACAAAATAGCCGGTGAAGCCGGGCTGAAATCAGCCGTAGAATCTGGACTAATCGCTACAAAAGAATACATCAATGGCAAAATCGACCCGATTATGGTGAAAAATAACATGCCAGCCGGTGGTATTTATTGGGGCGAAGGAAAAACGAAAAAATCATTGAATCGTGATTTAACGGTGGAATGGGTCGGATTCACTGGTACAATTGATATTGGTTTTGATTTTGAAATATCCGGATTGGTATCCATGTTTTTGATGTATGGCACGCCGAAAATGGAACCGGTAAAAGGATTGAAAGATGCCATATACGGCAAGAAAACGAAACAAGATGTAAAGGAACTGCAAGCGAATGCTATCAACGACTGGATAGGAGAAAATTTATAGTGGAAGATTTATTGATTCAGGTGTTGTCCAGTTTCGGCTATCCTGTTCGACGACAAGGTAGTTTTTTAGAAAAAGAGCCGTATCCAGACCATTTTTTTACATTTTGGAATGATAGCTCTGATGGCAGCGCATTTTACGACAACGATGAAAACGCAATCACCTACACGTACAGCGTAAATTTTTATTCTGTCGACCCGGAAAGAACCTACGCAATTTTACGGGAAACAAAAAAACTGTTGCGGAAAAATGGGTTCGAAGCGTGGGGCGATGCATACGACATTGCAAGCGACGAACAAACGCATACTGGGAGAGGGTTCACCGTCTCCTACTACAAATATGATAATAATTTAATGGAGACTAACTATTAAAAGTCAACCCCCAAAATGAAAAAATCAAAAAAAATTTTCCTATCTTGAAAACTGAAAAAAGGCATAGCAAAGCAGACATCAAAAATGATGCCTTCAAAAATTATTGAAGCGAAAAAATCAAGCAGCAGCTCGATAAGGCTGGTGAGATTTCTCCAAAGCAAATATCAGTCTAACAAGTTTCTTGACAGCGTGAGACAGAGCAACGTTGTAATGCTTGCCCTCGGCTCGCTTTTTGGCAAGGTAATCTGCAAAGGTCTTGTCCCATTTGCAGACGTATTTGGCTGCATTGTACAGAGCATATCTGAGATACTTTGACCCTCGCTTTTCCATGTGAGCATAGCAGTTTGTAAGTTGTCCCGATTGATATGTAGACGGTGACATTCCTGCAAATGCAAGTACTTTATCCGGTGTTGCAAAGTTTGAAAAGTCGCCTACTTCGGCAAGAATTACTGCCACAGTATTGTAACTTAATCCCGGAATTGTCAGCAGAGTTGTGCCTGTTTCATCCACAAGCTTCTTGATTTCGGATTCAATCTCGTCTATCTCAGCAGAAAGTTCGCCGATAAGCTTGATTGTGTGTTTAAGTTCAAGAGATTTTGCAGGCATGACAGACCCGATAGAGTGCCTTGCAGCCTCACGGATTTCAACTGCTTTGTCTTTGCCATAGCGACCTTTTGATGCTTCATGAAGCAGATTTGTAAGTCTTGTAAGATGAGCCTCAGCGACGTGTTTTGCAGACGGAAATTCGCTCAGCAACGAATAAACAGTCTTCAAATGAAGCGTAGGTACGAGCTTTTCAAACTCAGGGAAAAGAATTGTTACAAGCCTTGATACGGACGATTTGAGTTTTGCTCTTTCGGAAACTTTATCAAATCTGTATCTGGTTAGTGACTTTAGCTCTTCTTTGTGGTATAATGTACTTGTGTAGGATTTGAGGTCTACGCAAGACATTAGCATAGAAGCAATCACACGTGCGTCTACTTTGTCTGTTTTGGTTTTACGAAGAGACAGACTTTTACGGTAGAGATTGGTGTGCAGAGGATTTAAGACATAGGTGGTCAGACCCTTGTCAAGCAAGAATCCAAGCAGATTGTAGCTGTAATGTCCTGTAGCTTCAAGTCCTACTTTTATTTTATCCGAAGAATCGGAAACGGACTTGATATTAGAGAGCAGAACGTTAAAGCCGTCAAGCGTATTAGGGATCGTGAAAACATCAAAAAGCACTTCGCCTTCCGAACTCATAATGAAGCAATCATGCTTGTCCTTTGCAACATCAATACCAACAATAATCATGAGGATACCTCCAGAAAAATAATTTGATGCTGTTTGTTCAGACCCACAGGGACTCAATGCGTTTGTAACCTCGTTCTAAATAAACCGTCGGGCGGTATCTAACTGATCAACAAATTGCAAAGAGACTGTGGTCGGAGCCTCCATTAAACCGTCAAGCGGTAGGTAAAAATACCAATCCACAGCATCTAAACAATTATACCATAGTTCTTGGAGAGGAACTCTAAAAACTACTACTTTTATTATACGAGGTAATTTTATTATGAAAATCAGAACAGACTTTGTGACCAATTCAAGCAGTTCAAGCTTTGTGACATTTCATATTTAAAGCGGTGAACTTAAAAAGTATTTGTGGGAGTTATCAGTAGAAGCTAGGAAAGGCAGAGATTTTTTGTATGGAGAAACTGCATGTAGCAATATGGATTTCAGCAGCGATGCTATGGAAATAACGGTTCAGTTCGACATTGTCGATTATGATTATATTCCGGGAGAAAAAGATTTCGGCGAAGACGATTATTTTTATGATCGGTCTATGGATGATTTTGAACCAACGGATGACGTCGATGCTGTGATAAAAGCATTGAAAGATTTTCCTATTAGTATTGACAAGGATAAGGTCAGAGAAATGCTCGAATCTGCAATTGAGAAGAACGATAAAAATCTGGAGTATAGGGAATACCACGGCTATACGGACTGATGTTTTTTCTGAGAAAAGAATTCTTACGGCAGCAGATTTACGCAAAAGAGCAGGCATAACACATCTTGGAATTGTGTCAGTATTCTGTGTAGATTCTGATAAGCAATCCCGAAAACTCGTAGACAACAGTGTATCCATGTATTGCAATATTCGGAAATGCATATTCTAGGCAGTGTGATAAATTGTGTGGAAAAATATTAAAGCAGTAATTCTATGGAATTTTCAAAAGAAATCATAAATAAAGGGTGAGAGGTATGAAATACGCAATTCACGACAAGAAATACAACTACAAATACTACTTTGACAGTGAAACAGGTTTCTATATGCGTACAGGCGTTCTGGATGAAAACGGCAAGGATACAGGCATCGATCCATTTATGTCCTCATTCCCGCATCTTATAGATGTGGGAATTATGGGACATTGCATTCACGGCGAAAGTGGTCTT